AGCATCACTTTAGCATTGACCATCGTGTCATCTCTTGGATCATTGCAATATCTACCATAACAGCTGGTCTCCCTGATAGCATCCACGTATCTCACAATCCCTTCACTATCACAGCCATCTGAATACACGTAGGACAAATCCCGACCTTCCTCGTCTACCTGCTCCTGTGTCAACTTATCCCCCTCATATGACGTTATCAGGCTCCCCTGCTTCACCCTATCACTCTTCAAAAACAATCCCATCCGCGAGGGCAGCCCTGCGAGTCCTCCCATTGAATGAAGATCAAGTCTCCAACCTTCACACCTCGACCCTCTCACCCGTATTCAGCACATAACCAGCGGGGCCGACTTCCGTGCGGATGTTGCCCCAGCGCTCGGACATGATGAGCCCCGCTGCGTCAGGATGCGTCACCAACGACACGCGGCGGTCATGGCGGTTGATTTCCAGCACATGCGCAGTCAGTTCGGCGAAAGATAGTTGCGGGCTCTGTCCAGCAGGCTCTGCTGGTGCAGATACTCCAGCTCCACCTTCGCCAACTTGCCCGACTCCAGCGTCTGTTCCAGGCTGGCCTTCACCTTGCCCAGCATCGTTACCGCCAAGTGGGTTTTTTCGCGGTCGTCCGCGTGTTTTGGGCTGCTCGGGATGTTTTTCCATGATTCGATCAAGTCCTTTTCAATGTCAGCAAACACGGCTTGGAAGACTTCGTTCTCAAGCACTAGCTTGGCTTGGTCGCCTTTGTATAGGCGTTCTTCGAGGGTCATGCGCCACCTACTGCGGCATCGCTGGCCGATTCTTGAGCGCCTGACAGCACGGCAGCGCCCGCCAGTTGCGCGGCGTCTAGCTTCGCTTCGTTGTTCATCTGTGCAATGCGCTCTTTGGACGCCAGTTCCATCGTGGTCTTCCACTGCTGGAACTGCATTTCGCGCTGGTGTTCAAGGTCTTTGTATTCCGCCTTGACTCGCTCAAGCTGCGCCTCAAGTTCCATCTTCTGCGCCTGCTGGGCAGCTTCGGACTGCTGGCGGTTGTTGTCCACCATCGCCTGATACTCAGCCTTGATGCGCTCAACCTCGAGGTCTTGCTGGCGCTGCAATTGATCCATCTGCGCCTTATGGGCAAGCTCCATTTGCTTGATGCTGGCAGCGGCCTCCAGTTTGGCTTTCTCGACTTGCGCAGCAGCCGCGCCGGGGTTAGGCGGGGGGGCATTTGGATTTGGCTTGGTGAAGAACTTGCTACCGGACTTGAAGCCCATGTTCTTTGCAAGCTCAATGCTGCTGTAGTACAGGTTCTCCGGGCCAGCAATTCCAATCGCCATACCTTGAGCCTGTGCGTTTTGAAGCTGCATCAGCCGTGCAATGCGCTGATCCTTGTCGCCCATGCCAAGGCCGACATTGATCGTGAAGTCAAACTGATTCGTCCATTCGCGCGGGTCAATGTCAACCCACTCGCCTTCCAGCTTCACGCGGTCGGACTTCTTCTGGTTCTGGCAAATCAACTTGAGCATCATGCGGAACAGGTCTTCAAACCCTTCCGCCGCCTGCACTGCTACCAACTCCGTGCGCATGTCGGCTTTGTTCGCCACGATGCGGGTTTTGGTGGCCGTCTCACTGCCGAACAGTTGATCCGGGCTGTTGCCCTGAGACTGACGGCTCCAGCCGGTAGAGTCCTCCAGCTTGCGCTTGCCAAACTCCAGCAGTTCCATTGCCTGCGCAATGTTGCCCTTGCCCTGATCCAGTCGGCCTACTGCGCCCTGATTCTTGATGCGCACCACGCCACCAGGGCGCGAGGACAGCAGATCGTCCAGATTGACCTGATTCTCAACAGCGAAATACCGCCCGTTGACCTCCAGGTACAGGTTATCGCGCACACCGCGCTCAACCATCGTGTTCGATAGCTGCTCAGGCATCGCCAGATCAGCGATTGACAGACCGTAGAACAGATGCGGAATCGGCACCGGGCACCACGAAATGAACGGGCGCACATCGGTGATTTCGTCATCGAGCAGCGTGCTACCGGCCTTGGTGATCTTATGAAGTTCTGCGATGCCGTCGCCGTCGCGGTCAATCCACAAGTAAGCCTCAATGCCCCAAATGATCCGCTGCGAATCATCCATCGAGTCGTCGCGGTCCATGCCGGTCTGGTAGCTGTCGTATTCCTCTCGCTCGACCCGCTCCATGTTGAACTCGGCCTGAGAATCGTCCGAACCAATGCCGTCGATCTTCTTGTCGTCAAAGCCCATCGCCTTGAGCTGGGATGCGGTCTTGCGGAAGCGATGGCCGACAAAGCGCGCCGTCTCAATGTTGCCCGTGGCGGAAATCAGGAATTGCTCGGGCGGGATATTCTCAATGCACAGCCTGCCGCCAGTCTTGACGCGCTTACAGGCTACGTCATACAGCATCACAGGCGGCATCTGAGCGATGTTGTCTAGCTGGGCCTGTAGCTGGATGGATGCCTGCAAAGCCTGCGCGTTTCCCTGCTGGGCTGCTTGCTGGGCTTGCATCAGTTGGCCGGTCAGTTGCTCAACAGCTTTGGCGCGCTGCTTGGCGTCATCTTCGTCCGGGTAGCTGGTCTGCTCGATGATTTCGACCTCGGGGTCGTCCATCAGCATGGCGAGATTGATCTCAGTCTGCCCCTTGTATTCTTCGCGGGTTTCTTCGTCGGTGTTGTCCCACCAGACTTTCATGAATCCGCGCTTGCTTTGCAGGCCGTCTTTCAGCCATATGTAAGTCTTGCTGCGACCCTTGTTCTTCTTGAAGAACAGGTAGTTCAGGTACTGAGTCGCCCGGCTGGCTTTTTCTTCGTCGTCTTCCTGAGTGGGCTCGCACTCAACGACCGAATCGCCCCCGGTGAATGTCACCATTAGTTGCGGGAGCATCGACTCGATGGTGTTGCGCACATCCGTGGACACAACACGCGAACGACCCGGAATCGACGGCGGGGCTAGTTCCTCGACAGGCTCACCGAGGTAGTAATACATGGCCTTGCGGCGCATCTCGGACAGCTTGTCACCGTCATAGCCCAGCGCTTGGCGCATTTCTTGATCGACGATGGCAATCAGCTCATCGTCTGTCATGCGTTGTTTGGGTTGGGTCATGCTGTGCTAAGTGTTGGATATTGTAAGGGTTTACTCGCTTGCGGCTCCTGATAAACGATGCACATAAGGCCAAAAGCATCCGCGCTGTGGCTTGCCCAGTCGTGGTCAGGGCCAAGCCCTACGCCGCGTGCTTCGTCTTTCTTTTCGTGATACCAGCCGATGGCGTCAATACCCGCCTGAGTTGTTGCTTCGTTAAACCAGATGCGGCTAAACAGGTTGCGCGCCCGCTCGACGCGCATCATTGCCGCGCCCTTGCCTTGGTTCGGCACGACCTCAACCGTGTAGCCCGCCGCTTCAAATGCGCTGCGGTACGAAACGTCTATTACCTTGTCCTGTGTGTCGCCATCGTGCGGCAGCCATATCGTGGGCTTGTTGTTGTCGCAGTACCCGCGTGATCGCATCCAGGCTAGGTGCGCGCCGATTGGCTGGCCCTGAGCCTCGTAATGGTCAAGCACTCGAATCTCTTTGCCGACAAACTGCGCTATCCAGATGACGAAGTTGTCAGCCTTTGCGCCTGTGCCGCCAATGTCCACAAAGGCGCGGAGCGACATTAGCGGGTCAACAGGCACCTTGCCGATTCTTCCCTCAGCGCGGGCTTTGGTCAGGTGACTGGCGAAGTAAGCGCCTTCGATAGCCGTTACGTGCTTTCCCTCCCACACATGCGGGTATTGGTCAGGACGCTCTGCTAGGTCGCGCTGTCGTTCACGCTCCAGCTTGGCGGGGAATTTCGGGTTGTCCCGCCAGTTCAGTTCAACAATCTTAATTAGCGGGTCGCTTATGCCTAGAAACCGCTTTTCAACCGCTGAGCCTTTGCGCTTAGGGTTCCATGTCACCCACAATTCAGCGTTCCAGCCTTCGCCTTCTTCCCGCAGCGTAGGAATAACCTCAGTCCATGCCGAATCTACAACCGGCTCGGCTTCGTCAACCCAAAACACCAGAATGCGGCCTTTGGACTTGACGCTAGAGACGTTGCGATCCAGACCAACAAAAGTGAACCAAATCCGCCCGTCGCGGCTCTTGATGTACTTTTCGCCAATCTCGTAATACTCAGCAAGCCAAGGCTCGTCTTCAATGGCCCGCTTACATTCTTCAAGGCTGGAGTCCTCCAGCGAGTTCATGAACTGCCGCCCGCAGACTAGCTGGCCGTGAATCCCCGCTTTGCCGTACATGTAGCCGCGAACGGCAATCATCTTGGCAAAGCTGCGGGTCTTGGCTGATCCACGCCCGCCGTACGCGCCTCTTACGTCTGCCTCACCCTCAAACACCGGAATCAGTTTTTCCGGCAGTTCAATGGCGACTGCGCTCAATTGCCCCTCATCGCCACAAGCTGAATCTGTGAGACTTGAATCGGGCCGCCGCCTTCACCTGTTACTTGCAACGGCAACAGCTTGGGGTAGATGCTTGACCAGAAAGCGCGCTCGTTAAGCGGGTCTTCCTGCGCCCAAGCGACAAGACGCTCAGCGCCCCCCAGCTTGTCCGCAGCGATGGCAATGGCCTCCTTTGCGGTCCTTGTGGTCTTGCTGAGTGCGCCTTTAGGCTTGCCGGGGTTGCCCTTTCCGAATTTCCCCGTATTTTTCGGTTCAGTCATGTCTTTATCGGGCACCTTGCGGAGTTGCCGATCCTCGGGTTGTTTGTTAACTTTTGTGCTGCTTTAGCACTTCTTCGGCGGCTTCTTGCCTTTGGACTTTTTCATGATTCGTCTTTCGTCTTCGTCAGTTCAGCCCTTAGCCGCTCTATCTCGCGCTGTGCTGCGATAGCGTCTGCTTGCCAGTGAGCGGCTGCGTTTAGTGCTTCTTCGCGCTGTTTGCAGACTGCGGCCAATAGGTCGTTGGCGCGTTGCTCTAGCTTTTCCGCGTCGGTCATA